GAAGTCCTCAAGGACATAGCGAAGGAGCGAAGCGATGCCAGTAAAGCTGCAAGGCGCCGTCGCTCTTAGAAAAGCCTTGGCTATTGTCGAGCCTACATTGGCAAAAGAAACAAGCAAAGAAATCGCTTCATTTCTTAGACCAGTTGTGAAGAACGCTCGAGGGTTTCTGCCTAGCAACGAAGATGCGCCTTCAGGTTGGCTCAAGCGTCCTAATGCTGGCGGACGTTGGGCTAATCGATCCTATGACGCGCAAGAAGCTCGTAAGGGCATTACTTTTAAGTCAACACCAAGCAAGCCCAACCGTCGAGGATTCGTGGCTTTAGCTTCTATCTTTAACAAGTCCGCCGCTGGTGCAATCTATGAAACAGCAGGACGCAAATCTGGTGTAACTGGAAACTTTACCCCTCGCCTTGGCGGTCAACTTGTAGGTAAAGGTCAAAAGATGACTGGTCGAGCAATCTTTAGAGCGTTTGAAGATGATCGTGGTAAAGCGCAAGATGGAGTCGTAAAGGCAATCTTTAAGGCTAAAGATAAGTTTGACTCGATGAAGGATAAGGTCTAATGGCAGACTTAAGAATTGATTTAGCGTCCGAATTCAAGGGCAAGAAAGCCTTTAAGGAAGCTGATAGAGCTGTCTCGGGACTAGACCGCGCAGTAGGTAAATTAGGTAAGCAATTCGTTGGACTCTTTGCTGCACAGAAACTTTATTCATTCGGCAAAGCATCAGTTAAGGCGTTCGCACAAGATGAAGCATCAGCTCGACGCCTTGCATCGGCAGTCGATAATCTTGGTCTTTCATTCTCACAGACTCGCGTCGAGGACTTCATCCAGAACCTTGAGAAGTCAGCAGGCATTACAGACGATGTACTGCGTCCAGCAATGCAGGCGCTACTCACTACAACTGGATCACTAACCAAGTCTCAAGAGCTTCTCAACAATGCCATTCAGATTAGCCGTGCTTCAGGCATTGATTTAGCCACAGTTTCACAGGACTTGGCTAACGGTTATGTCGGTATCACTCGTGGACTTAAGAAGTACAACACAGGACTCACACAGGCAGAACTTAAGTCAAAGTCATTTGCTGACATTCTAGGCATCATGCTTGCCAAGTCAGCAGGCGCAGCTCAGGACTATCTCAGCACTACCGCCTATCAGATGGACGTATTGACAGTCGCTACCGACAATGCCAAAGAGGTTATCGGTAAAGGATTGGTTGAAGCATTTGCCAAAATAGCAGGCGGTTCAGATGCAACAGATGCGGCAAAAGCCATTGACAATATTGCTCAAGCAATTAGCAAAGTTGTAGTATTTACAGGCACAGCGATTGGTCTTGTCGAGAAGTTCCGCAAGGCATATACAAACTTCTTGGCTGGTGGCGATGTCAATGCCATGCTTGCGCCTAATAAGGCATCAAGCAATCGATCCTCATCACCTGCTGGCACATATCGTAGAACCCAGCAACAGAACGCAGCTGAGAAGGCTGCACTCAAACGTCAACAAGATTTACAGAAGTCATTACTTAAGACAACTAAAGCCTTGACTGATGAACAGAAGAAACAAGCTGCTCTGAAGAAGGCACAAAGCATTTTCGACCTAGACCAGATTCAGATTATTGCTGCGCTTAAGGGAAATATCTCAGCTGAAGATCGCACTCGCCTCGAGGCGCAGGCAGCAATCCTCAACGGCAATGCTGACCTAGCGACCAAACTGACAAAAGACATTCTTATGGCGCAGGATTCGACTGGCAAGCTCTATCAGTATTTCTTGTCAATCCCTACAGCCAAGAACCCTTTTGCCTTCCTCGATGACTGGATTGCAGATTTCCAAAAGAAGCTCAACAGCCTGACAATGAACACCTCCTATACTCAGGCGACCTTAGCCCCTGAATTAGCCGCTATCGGCGTTGTAGCAGGTTATGGAGACTATGCAGGATCGGTTGCTAACCAGTCACCAAACACTCTTTATCCGTCTTATGGCATGCAAACTGGCGGTGGCGATACGGTCATTAACGTCCAAGTCCAAGGCAACGTTATTCGTGAGCAAGAACTTATTGACAAGGTAATGGCTGGCACACAGCTCTCAAGCCTTTCAGGATCACCAAGTCAAATCGGTAGAATCGCAGGTATGTTCGGCTAATGGCACTCCCAGCGCAGATAGCCGTTTCTTTTGACTTTACTAACGGCGCGACCTTCGGCTATAACGGCTTCGTCATTGGCGACCCTAAGTACGGAATTCTGGGAACAAACACTTTGGGCGACTCAACTTCCCCAGAACCTACAGTCGATCTAACGCCTAACGTTTATGAAATCAGCATTACTCGTGGGCGCAATATTCAGCGCGACCAATACGAAGCAGGGCAATGCACAGTTCGAGTCCTAGACCCTCTCAGCTACTTCAACCCACAGAACACTTCTAGCCCATATTACGGCAAGCTCGTACCACTTCGTAAGTTGCGTGTATCTGCTACAACCTCAACGACTCAAAAGTATCTCTTCTCAGGCTATGCAATCGAATACCGCTATACCTACCCAACAGGGCAGGAAACTGGTTACGTCGATATTATTTGCCAAGATGCATTTCGCCTATTCAATATGGCTAACGTAACGACCATTACGGACTCAGGCGCAGGGCAATACACAGGCACTCGTATCGGCAAGATTCTCGACCAAGTTTCATTTCCTTCTTCCATGCGTACAGTCGCAACAGGGGCAAACACTTGTATCGCTGATCCTGCAACTAGCCGCACAAGCCTTCAAGCCCTCAAGAACGCCGAGTTCTCCGAGACAGGCGCGTTCTATATGGACGGGTCAGGCACGGCCGTATTTAAGTCCAGAGCGCAGGTGATGGCTTCCCTAGCGGCTACTCCAACAGCCTTCAACCAAACAAGCGGGATTCCTTACAAAAACCTCAAATACAGCTTCGACGACAAACTCATCATTAACCAAGCCAATCTCGGACGTGTTGGCGGTTCAGTCATTACTGCCATTAACCAGACTTCGATAGATAAGTATTTCCCACACTCAATTACTCAGACTGATCTCGTTGCTGAGACTGATGCAATCGTTACTAACATTGCCAAGGAATACGTTGCAACCCGTCAGGAGACCACAATCCGTATTGACGAGATGACTGTGGACTTGCTTGATCCAGCAGTACCGACTGACACCATGCTGGGACTTGATTACTTCTCTAACTTGCTTATTACTAACGTGCAACCTGACGGCTCTACTATTGTCAAAAACCTTCAAATGCAGGGAGTGAACTGGTCAATCACCCCAAACAAGATGACCGTGAACATTACAACGCTTGAGCCAATAGCCGATGGCTTCATCGTTGGAAGCTCGTATTACGGTATAATCGGCACTAACACATTAGGATATTAGGAGAATCACTTGACTTCAGGACTTCCAGCCGCAACTGGTGACGTGCTTACAGCCGCCACCGTCAATTCCCTTGTTCAGTTCACATTGAACACACAGTCAGGTTCTACCTACACCGTAGCCAATACTGACATTTATCAGGTTCTCGTTCAGGCAACTAACGCTTCAACTAAGACAATTACTATTGCTCCAGACTCGACATTAACTTCTGCGGGTGCTGGCACGGCAATTACATTCTTGAACTCAGGTGCGGGGCTTCTTACTTTTGCAGCTGGAGCGGGCGTAACTATCGTTTCAGCTGGTGCGGTTTCAGCAGCTCCAACTTTGGCAGTCAATAAAATGTGCGTAGCAATTCGAACAGGTGCTAATGCTTGGACAATCGCTGGAGCTATTGCATAATGATCGGAGCAATTACAGCAGGATTTGTTGGTGTAACACCAGCAGCTGTTTTGTCCGCTGTCGATTATCTTTGCGTTGCAGGCGGCGGCGGCGGTGGTGGTACTGGTAACGGAACGGGTGGTGGCTACCCTGGAGCAGGCGGCGGTGGTGCTGGTGGATTTAGAACAGCCTCATCATTCTCAATTGGTTCTTCTTTTACTGTAACTGTTGGTGCAGGTGGAGCTGGAAAATTCAAGACAGGTGGAACGGGCACTTCAGGCAGTAATTCAGTTTTCAGCACAGTCACTTCAGCGGGCGGCGGTGGTGGTGCGTCACACAGCACAGGTTCAGGTCTAAGCGGTGGTTCTGGTGGCGGTGCATCTACTACAGCAGCTTCTGGCGGCGCAGGAAATACACCTTCGGTAAGCCCATCTCAAGGAAATAATGGTGGTGCGTATGTAAGTGGCGACGGAGCAGCAGGTGGTGGCGGTGCTAGCGCAGTAGGTGTAAGCGCAACATCTACTTCTGGCGGCGCAGGCGGAGCTGGTACAGCCAATTCTTATTCTGGATCATCTGTAACGTATGCAGGTGGTGGCGGTGGTGGTTCTTATTCTGGTGGTTCAGGTGGAACTGGCGGAGCAGGCGGCGGTGGTAACGGCGGTACTTACAACTCAGGCGGCGTTCAAGATGGAGCAGCAAACACAGGCGGCGGCGGCGGTGGTGCTGGTCAAATTAATCCAAGCAACGGATTGACTGGCGGTAACGGCGGCTCTGGTATTGTAATTATTCGCTACGCAGACACTTTCCCAGCTTTGACTTCAATTGGTGGTGGGCTGACTTATTCAACAACCACAACTGGCGGCTATCGCATTTATACATTCACAGCAGGAACAGGAACGGTGACTGTCTAATGGCTCACTACGCGTTTCTTGATGGTTCTAACATTGTTACAGAAGTAATTGTCGGAAAAGACGAAACTGAATTAATTGATGGATTAACTCCCGAAGAATGGTACGGAAACTTCCGAGGTCAAACTTGCGTCCGCACCTCATACAACGGCAATATCCGTTACAACTATGCAGGAATCGGATATACATACGACCCAATAGACGATGCTTTTATTGCTCCAATGCCTGAATGTGGTCACGAAGAACTTACCTTAAACGTGCAGAAACGTTGGGAGTGCAGCAATGTCGAACACGCCCCGACTTTGTAAAGCAGGTCAGCAATTAAGATTACAGGTGGACGATGCCTTCAGTAACCGCTCGCGTGCCAGCGACGGCTGGCTCGGTGACCAACGTCATTCATCTCGTACTTCTGATCACAACCCTGACACAAATGGCATCGTCAGAGCGATTGATATTTCAAGGAATCTATCTGGAGCAAAAGAGCCTGACCTCATGCCTGACCTTGCAGATCAGATTCGACTCTGCGCTAAACTTGGCGATCAAAGAATCGCTTATGTCATTTTCAACAACAAAATATGTTCCAGAAAATCTCTTTGGCGCTGGGTCGCATATAAAGGAATCAATCCGCATGTTAAACATTGCCATGTTTCTTTTACTAAAAAGGGCGATACAGATGGTTCGTTCTTTAATATCCCGATGATAGGCGGCACAGTATGAATATGAAAAACCCAGCAGTTCTCACAACAGGAGCTTTCCTTTCAGCTTGGGCTGCTTCTAATTTCTCACTTGATTATCGTGCAGTTCTTTGGGCAGTCTTAGCGGGCGTATTCGGTTACGCAACTCCGAAGAAGTGAGCGCGCAAGACCTTGCTGCTTGGGCTGTGGCTGTTGTCTCCGTTCTTGGTGGTCTTGCTGCATATACCCAATTCATGATTAAGCACTACTTGAGCGAGTTAAAGCCAAATGGCGGTGGCTCACTCAAGGATCAAGTGAATCGCCTAGAGGCGCGTGTCGATACCATAATCGAGTTGTTAGGTAAGTAACACTTAAGCCATGGCAAGGAAGCGACCAGTCATAGACTTAGACACTTACTCGGCTCTTGATGCTTACGCGATTGCGCTGAACGAGTATTACAAGTCTTTGCGACGTGCAGGGTTCTCTGAGACACATGCCTTTTGGATATTGGCAGACCGCGAGAGCTTCCCTGATTGGATTATCCCAAACCTTCCCAATCGCATAGACAATATCCCTTACGAAGATGAGGACGACGATTAAAAAAATCGTGATTCTTTCGGACTTACAAGTCCCGTTCGAGGACGTTCACGTCACTCGCAATATAGCAAGATTCTTAAAGACCTTTAAGCCAGACCAGACAGTCACGATTGGTGACGAGATTGACTTCCAGACTATTAGCAAGTGGTCAGAGGGAACACCTCAAGCCTACGAGCAGAGCCTTGGCGATGACCGAGACCGCTGCGTTGATCTCCTATGGGAGTTAGGCGTAACCGACTGCATTAGGTCTAACCACACAGACCGCCTATATAACGTAATCATGAAGAAGATTCCGTCATTCCTATCCTTGCCAGAGTTGCGCTTTGAGAAGTTCATGAAGTTCGACGAGCTTGGCATTACCTTCCACAAGAACCCTATGGCTATCGCTCCTAACTGGATTGCAGTCCATGGAGACCATACGCCTATCAAGAATCTAGGGGGGCTCTCAGCCCTTGAAGCAGCCCGTAGGCATGGCAAGAACGTTATCTCAGGACATACTCACAGAGCAGGCCGTAGTGCCTTCTCAGAAGCCTCTGGTGGCCGTTTAGGGCGTGTTTTACATGGTGTTGAGGTTGGTAATCTCATGGACTTTAAACAAGCCTCATACACCAAGGGAACGGCTAATTGGCAACAGGCTTTCGCCATCATGTACGTCAAGGGTTCTAACGTACAGGTGGACATTATCCACATTGAGAAGAACGGCACGTTCATCGTGCAGGGCAAGGTTTATGGACGACCTAGATAACGACATTAGGCGCAGTCTGGACGATGCGGTAGATGAGGCAGAATTGTTACCTAATCGTTATCAAAATGTGCTAGTTGAGGTCGAGCTGCCGTTGTAGAGTTCTTCCTGTAGGGCGGTTTCGTAGCTCGTAGGACGAGTTACAGGCCAGAAGCCGCTCTACCTTACAGAAGGGCTCAATCATGACAGTTTTACAGTTGATCCTAGCAGGGACTCATTTACTGATAGGTATTATCTTTTACAAAGAAGGCAAGCGCGCTGGTTATGTTGAAGGGCGCATCGCAGTACGTCGTCACTACGAACAACTAACACAGTCTCAGCAGGTTGGGCGATGAACGCACGTGACTACCTCAACGAAGCGCGAGCTACTATCCAAGACCGAGGACTTGATTACGGTCACCCTAGCGACAATATGCAAAGGACAGCCTCACTCTGGAGCGCATACCTCGAAATGCCCGTTAATGATTATCAGGTGGCGATGTGTTTGGCATTGGTCAAAATCGCAAGAAGCATGGAGACTGCAAAGCCAGACAATTACATCGACGGCGCAGCGTATTTTGCAATAGCAGGACAACTACACACCGAGGAGAATGACCTTTATGTTTAACCTAGACGAATACACCACCGTAGCCCAGAGAATTAAACTTTTTAGAGAAGGTCACCCTATGGGAAGAATTCTCACACAGTTAGTTCATGAGTCAGAGACTCGCATTGTGTTTAGAGCGGAACTTTACCGAGATGATGAAGATCAGCGACCATTCTCGGTTGGCTATGCAAGAGAAATAGTTTCAGAACGTGGAGTAAATAAAGACTTTGCGCTTGAGAACTGTGAAACCTCGGCAATCGGGATTGCGTGTAAAAATGCAGGTATTGGAACAGAAAAGAACGCTATATCGCGTGAAGAAGCCGCAAAGGTCAATCGAGTAAAGCAGAAAGATGCAGTCATTCAAGAGACAAAGGCAAAGATGGCAGAAACAGCCAAGGAGTATGTTCCAGTAGCAAAGGCAGATGATCCATGGACACAATGGGAAGCAGCACCAGTTCAGACTATGGAACAAGCAGTCGAGACGGTCAAGGCTGTCCTTGGTGGCACAGCTCCAGAGGAGTCATGCAAGCATGGTGCGCGTGTTTGGAAAACTGGAACGAGCAAAGCGGGTAAGCCTTGGGGAATGTGGAAGTGCAACCCACCTCACGGAACTTCTAACTACTGTGATCCTGTGTGGTACAGCATTGCAGATGACGGCTCTTGGAAGCCGAGGGATAATTAATGACACACGATGAATTGATGGAAGAAATAAATAAGGAAATCAAGGACATCGCATTCACCAAATTTGTAAACTCCCTTAGATATTTACAGGCTCTTCGTGCTGTGGTTGAATTGCACAAAGCTATTCACAAAGTTCACCCAAACGGAGAAGAATCTACTGAATGTTCTCATTGTAATAATGGGTGTTGGGGTTGTGAAGAATGGTCTTGCGATTCCAAATGTGATTGCAAATGTCATAAAGCTGGAAATGCTTATCCTTGCCCGACTATTTTGGCGATTGAGAAGGAGTTATAGCAATGGGACACATACAATTCCTTAACCAAGATGGCGAGTGGGAGCAATTCCCTAATGAAGAACAGCAAGCCAATCTTCGAGAGAACGCAAAACTGCTTGAAGAACTTGGCTACAAGCTAATCTGTCAGTTGTGCAATAAGTTCCCAACCCGTGAGCAGATTCGTGACCGTTACTTAAAACACGAGTGGACTTGCCCAGATTGCGGAACAATTAACTCTGCTGGACGTGCATGACACGTCACAGAAAAGACCGAGGACTGCGAACCGAGCGAGTGGTTGCAGCCTATCTATCGCAATGGTGGAGAAGCGCAGGAGTAGGTCGAGGGGCTGGAAAAGATATAACCAACGTCCCGTTCGACGTTGAGGTTAAGGCTAGGTCGGCGTTCCAGCCATTAGGGTGGTTGCGCCAAGCGACCAAGAGAGCAGCAGCTTCCGATGAGTTGCCGTTCGTGGTGTGTCGTATGAATGGTCAAGGCGAAGATGCTTCCGAGTATCTAGCGTTCATGCGGTTTGGTGACTTGGTGCAACTACTTCTACCCCTTTACGGGGAAATACAAGCTGATTCTGATAAACTTGAGCCTGAGAGATGCGCACAATGCGGATCGTGGAAGTTGGTCAATGTGCCATGCAGGACGTGTAAGTAATGCCTATTTATGAGTTCGAATGCAATAACGAGAAGTGCCAATCAAACAGCAGATATG